GTGTGGGCTTCGGCCCACACAAATTTTAAGGAGAAAAAATTATGGGAACAAGTATAGTAAGTCCTAAAAGTAAAACATTCGTCCCTGCTACAACATCGGCAGACGATGATTCTATTGCGGCTGCACAAACACCAGGTGGAGCAGGTGATTTAACTTTAGCAGGAACAGCATCTAGTTTTGCTGACGCAGGAGTAGGATTATTTGTTACAATAACTGGAGATGGCGGAACTAATTTAACTGGAGTTAATTTTACAATTACTGGAACAAATGCTTTAGGGCATGCGTGTTCAGAAGTTCGTGCAGGACCTAATGGAGCAGCAACAGTAACAACTACATTAAAATTTAATACTGTAACTCAAATAGCTGTAAGTGGTGGAACTACTACGGCAGTTAGAGCAGGAAATGCAGCAGGATCCGGAGGATCTGAACAATCAATATTTGCTGGCAGAACTAGATTAAGAGAATTATTTGGTACAACTGCAGCAACAGCCAATACAGTCACTACATTTTTTAATGGTGGTGAATCACAAGGAAATCAATTGTTTACTGTACAAAATCCTGTAGCAACTCAAACTTTAATTAATCCAGCTTCAGCACATGGAGGAATACTGGCTAATGAAGGTTTATCTGTAAATCTACCAACTAATAGTTTTGTAAGTTTAACAGTATATTTCGACGGGTAGGTAGCCAATGGCAAATACTACTTCACAGTCCTACAGTTTTGACCAGGACTTTTCAATTGATGAAATTATTCAAGATGCGTACGAACGTCTTGGTTTACAAGGTACAGCTGGTCATCAATTAAAAACTGCCAGAAGATCTTTAAACATTCTTTTTCAAGAATGGGGTAATAGAGGAATACATTTTTGGGAAGTAGGAAACACAAACATTAATTTAGTAGCAGGTTCAACAACTAATATTGATGCTACAGCTGAAGGATCTGGAGTTTATACTTTTTACAGAAACGCAACAGATGTTCCTGGAGGTGGAGAACCACCACAAGCTACAACTGTACCAACAGCAAACGTTTATGGTATTTCAGATATTTTAAATGTTACGTATAGACAAAATTACAATACAACAAATCAATCAGACACAGGTTTAACTAAAGTTGCAAGAGATGCTTATTCTGCAACGGCTAACAAAGCATCTAATGGAACTCCTTCACAATTTTGGGTACAAAGATTTATTGATAAAGTTACAATTACAATTTATCCTTTACCTAATTCAACGGCTGCATCAAATTTTTTAAATGTTTATTATGTAAAAAGAATTCAAGATGTAGGAACTTACACTAACGCAGGTGATGCACCTTTTAGATTTGTACCATGCATGATTTCAGGATTATCATATTATTTATCTATGAAGTTTGCACCACAAAGAACACAGGAGATGAAGTTGTTGTACGAGGATGAACTTGCTAGAGCACTATCTGAAGATGGTTCTGCAGCAAGCACATACATTACTCCGAAAACATACTATCCAAATGTATAATGGCTAGATTCGCAAAAGGTAGTAGAGCATTAGCAATATCTGACAGATCAGGCGCAGCTTTTCCATATAGAGAAATGGTAAAAGAATGGACTGGTGCGTGGGTGCATATTTCAGAGTTTGAACCTAAACAACCGCAATTAGAACCACATCCTGTAGGAGCTGATCCACAAGGTTTAATGCATGCAAGACCAGCAAGAGTTGAGTTTCCAGTACAAGATATTTTACCCAACAATCCATTTACTACAACAGGTGGATCTCAAACTTTAAGTGTATCTTATCCTTCTAATCAAATTAACGAAGGAACATCTTATGTTAGATTTCAATCTGTTAAAGAAATAGTAGGAGGTGT